ACCGGCTCGGGTCATACCTGCTCCAGACTTTGTAGATCTAAAGTTCTTTTTATTTCTTGCAGGCATATTATCTTGTTTCCTCATACTATGCCTCCCATACTCATTTTTTTACGTTTTGCAAATGTTGCAACGTTAGTTGGTTTAGGACCTTTATTAGATACTGCTCGTTTTCGTTTGACAGCACTCGCCTTTTCTCCACTTGTCATTCGTGTGGCTTTTGCAAGTGGAACGCATTTCGGATATTTCCTTTTCGAGCCTTTGCTTCTCCCGCAAGGCTGATACTTTCCGTTCTTTTTCGGTGCTCCAATATCCACCCATTTTTCGTCCAACCATTTTTTTAATCCACTCATTAAACAACTTTAGTAACTTTACGTCTGTTCTTCATAATACCACCGCAACCTTTAGCAATACCACCTTGACTATAACTTGATACTGCTTTTCTTGATTGTGATATTTTATTTACAGAACCACCGTCAGCTTTTTTAGTTCTACCTACTTTACCTTTGCAATATTTGGATGCCCAAATGTTTGCATAAGCTGAAGGATATACCTTGAACTTTTTCTTTGCTGCAGCTTTACCTGCTGGACAGAGTTTAGCCATTACTTTTTATCCTTTTTTCTTTTAACAACTATTTTACCATCTTTTTCTGTAACTTTCATACCTGCATTTTCAGTATGTTTTTTTAGTTGTTTATATTTTTCAGAAGGTGTTAGCTTTTTAGGCATTATGCCTTGCCACCTTTTTTGTATCCCATTGCTTTAGCTACTTTAGGTGCTTTCTTTTTAAGAGCTCTTATACCTTTGCCTTTTTTACCAGCAGGTATTTTTTTCTTTTTAACAGAACCACCTTTTTTGTACATTGCTCCACCACTCATACCCATATCGTCTTTGTAATATCCTGAAGCCATATCTTTTCTTGCTTTAGACATTCCGCCACCCATCATAGGTTTTCTTTTAGCAGTCATACCGCCCATTGCTTTTTTAACTCTAGTACCACCTCTTGGTTGAGTAACTTGAGTGTTATATCTTGGATTTGCCATTATTTTTTTCCTCCGTTGTTTCTAAAAATTTGTGTACCCTTTATACCATATATGCTCGCAACGACAAGGATCCACAAATTTGTAAACCAACTAGGGAGTGCTGCGAAGTGTTCGAAGAACACATTCACTTTTTCCATAGCTGATGGATCGTCACTTACAACTGCCCAGGCCAAAATTGCTATTGGCGCCGACAAAATTAATAAAACCGCCTCGTCCTTCCAATCTGATTGACGGGCTTCTAAAAGTTTTCCTTGGTAAGCTTCTTTTCCTTCTGCCATACGAGAAGCGTGCATAAGCTGTGCATCAGACATAGCTATCTTCGTCTTCTGCTTGTTAGCATAGATCTTACTTCCAGCAGAAACGGCTAATTTAATTGCCGATAACCACATATTAGTACCAAGTTGCCTTTACAGGTTTTTTATCTGGTCTCATACGTCTTGTACCTTTTACATCCACAGTTTGTGCGTTGTATGGATCAGTCATTTCAACTGAAATTCCACCTTGTTGCTCGCCTTTTGCGTTAGCACCAAGTTCAGGTACAACTTTTACGTTGTCTTTACCATTTTTTCTATTTTTCATCATAGTTTTCTCCTTAATTTGATTTATATCTATTTTTTTCTAAAATTTCTACCGAAATCGTTACGTTTGCTAGCATCAGCCATTTGTTGTTTAGCAATAGACACGCCTGCTCTTAAATTTGCTAGTTCTTCGTTCTGTTCTAGCTTTTCATCGTGCTGTTGGTCGTTCATCATAGCTTTCATTTTGTCAAGATTGATTCTTTCTTGACCTTCTTCTTCTTTTCTTTGGTTTTCCATTGCTTTTAAATCAACTTCTCTTGATTTTATTTTTAATAATGGATCTCCAGCAAACTCACCAGTAATTTTTTCTTCTTCTTTAGCATAATCTTCTTGCATTTCAGCTACTAACTGCGCTTTTCTAGCTTCAATAGCGTTTGTTATCTGTTGAACTCGTTGTTGTTGTTGCATCATCTGTGGATTTTGCATCATACCTTGTGCCATAGCAGGATTTTGTGCTCCCATTTGTTGCATTTGTTGTTGGATCATTTGTAATTCTTGTAATTCTTCTACAAATTCTATTTGAACTTGTTCTTGTGCCATTAAACTAATGTGTTCAAGTATATTTTTTTGAACTGAAGCCATTACAATTGGATTATTCTGCACCATATTTAATCTCATAAAGTTTAAGTGAGCATCAATGTGTGCTTTGTGGTCTTGACCAGGAAAAGCTTGAAATGGTTTTTGTGACATTGCTAAAATATGTTCTAATGCAGGGTCCATCGGCATTGGTTGTGCCGGTGGAGGTAAAATTGCATTAACATTTTTTACACCTAACGCATCATACATAGATCTGTACGCTTGATACATATTATGCATTTGAGGATTTGATTGAGCTAGTTGTAATTGAGATTGTGCAATTGAAATTCTTTGAGTTTGAGAAAAAATGTTTGGATCTGCAACAGGTAGAATATCTACTCTGTCATCAAAGTCTTGCATCTTAATTTCTCTTCTTGCACCAGGTACATCGTATGGATAAACCGGTGGTAGATAAGTTTTAAATACTTGTGCTAATAATTTAAATTCTTCTTTTAAACCTACGTATAATCTTTTGTGAATTGCAGACATCACACGTGATCCACGTTCTAATAATGCAACTGTAGTTCCAACTGCTGCTTGTTGGTTCATATCTCCTACTTGCATATCTGAAATTGCTGCAAACCTTTGACCTGCAGAAACAACTACACCCATTAACTGAAGTAAAGTTGCATCAGGACCTTTGAAAGGTAAAGTCATAAACTGATCTTTGATATTTCCACCAGGTGCATCTACATCTCTGAACTCACCGGGCTGTAATGGTTGTGCATCATCTCTAACTCTAATACCACGAGATTTAAATCCTGCTGGTAAGTTAGCTAAAGTTCCTGCATCTAATAATTGTCTTAAGGCTGCTGTTGCAGTTCTTGTTAATCCACCAATCATATGAATTAAACCAAAACCATAAAAACCAGTTCCTGGTAAAAATTTAAATTGTACAAAATAGTTTATTTTGTTTTTCTTTGGATCTTCTGCTTTGTAATTTCTTCTTATAGATAAAATTTTACTGTTGGATTGTGCAACAGTAACAACATAAGGAAGTTTAATTCCTGTAGGCTCACCATCTTCTCCGACATCTTCGTAACCTTCTAAATCTAAATTAGTATGGATTTCATAAAGTGTATATTGATCTTCTTGACCATCTTTACTAATTCCTTCTAGTTCTAATTTTTTATCTTCTAATTGATTTTCTGTAACAGGAGGTTCTCCTAATTCTATATCTTTGTAGAAACCTGAAACTTGTTGTTTTCTTAATTCATTTTCAGATATTTTAATTACGTGAATAATTGCTTCTGCATCTTCTAATGAGTTTGCAGAGTAAGGTACAATTAAATCATCAGCAGGTACAAATTTTGAAACGGCTCTACCTAATAAATCATCGTAATATATTTTTTTAAAAGTAGAACCGCTAAGAGGAAGGTAAAATAACATTTGATCAAACTCTGGTTCATATTCTTTCATCTGATCCATAATTTGATAGTTCATAAAATCTTTAACACGTTTAGCTTGCTCTTCTTTGGGAACATTTACATCTCCCATTATTTGAGTTCTAACCGGACCATCTGCTGGTAATAATTCTTTGTAAGCTTGCGCTTGAAACTGTGTAACCGATTCAGCAAGTACAGGGTGATTAACACCAGATGCACCTCTAAAAGGTTCTGTTCTTCTTTCGTATTTAAAACCTAAAAGTTCTAAACCGTTTTTGTAAGTATCTTCCCAATCACTACGAGATTCTTTGTACTCGTTGTATTGTTCCATTATTTTACTTCCCAAAGGATCTAGTACTGAATCTTCTAAAGTTTCTGCAAGGTTTGCAAAATGATCTTGATTAGGATCTATTTCTGAAGTGTTAGGATTAAACGAAACTTCTGCTCCACCATCTTCAGTCATATCTACTTCAACAGGTCCTGTTGGAGTATCAATTACTTCCGCTGATTTTACGCTTTCAATTTCAATATCCTCACCTTGAGACTTATTGTTTTCTTCTACGTTGGGTAATGGTTTATCTATAGTTGCCATTTGGCTATTCTACCTTCTTTTAAATAATGATTCAACACCTGACTCGCTGATATCAGGTATTTTAATTACTGTCAAACTTACATCTCCATCAATAGAACCACCATCAGCATTCTTTTTTCTACCTTTAGGATTAAAATTAGAAAGTTCTACTTTTTGTTCTAAATCTTTATATCCTTTGGGATCTGTTTCTCTCATAAATCTTGTAAACTCATCTGCAACATCAGGATCTGACATATCAATTCCTTTTCCAGCTTCCATAGATTTTATAGTTTTTTCAGGCCTAGTTGCATTTTTTAACTGTCTCATTCTAGCCATATTACCTGAAAGTACATCATAAACTGCTCCATAAATTTTTGTTTGAGTTGCTTCATCTAAATCTTCATAAAGAACATCATCTCCAAATATTTGTGGATTGTTTTCTACCAAAGCTTCTGCTGCCATTTCTGCATCGTATTTAGGATCTCCTGTTGGAATTATATCATCAACTGCTGCTTTAATTTGATCATTATTTATATTATCAAATTTTGATGGAGCGTACTCATCTAACTTTCCAGCTTTATATTCTTTAAACATTTCTGCTTTATAGTTTTCGTCGTCTTTTAATATTCTTCTTGCATCAGCAAGTGTACCATCCCAGTTATAATATTCTTCTGATGGATCTAAACCAAATTCGTCTGTAAACTCTGTGATTTCTTCATCCGTCATTTGTTTGTTTGGATTTGGATTTCTTTTTTCAAAATTCATAATTTCTTCTTGTATAGTTTTTTCTGGTTGTGGTGCTCTGTCAGCAGTTGTAATTGCATCATCACCATACTTACTCATAATAGCACGCAATGCTGCTTGTAAACCTTTTGGTACACCACCTCTAAACATTCCAACTCTACCACCTGCTGCAAAACCTTTTTTACCTTTTAAAAACTTTTCAAGGTTTGTAATACCACCTGTAATTTCTTCTTGTACATCTTTGTAATATTCATCTCCACCCATTTTATAAACTTCTTCATTCTCAAGAAGTTCTGTGTATCCTGGACCGACCTCTATATCTTTTACAAGTTCTGCTCCAGCTTTTGTACCTTGGTCTGTATCAAAGTATACAGAACTGCTTCCACTACCTACATCTACATCAACTGTAATGTCTGGTCTATCTGGGTGTTTAAAAGTTTGAATTCTATCTGACTCATTAACTAAAGTTCCTTCGTCCATAACTTTCTTAATTACAGAGTTAAAAAAATCTACACCTTGACTAGCCACATTTTCAATACCCTTACGCGCACCTTCAGTTTTAAATACGTTTACGTATTTACCAATAGCGGGTGCACTTGCTAAAGCAATCAATCCTTTTATAAAACTTCGTCTATTCATCTTTGTTAAATAAGTTGTATATCATACCTTCTTGATTTTGATAATCTTTATAAGCATCGAATCCAGCTAATCCTAAACCTAATGCTACTCCTGGTAATCCTAAAAATCTAGATGCTCCTGCAATCGTTCTTGGACTTAAACCCATTCTTAAAATTTGTCCTGTGATCCCTGGTCTTGCTTGACCTACATTACTTAAGTTAAAATAATTCTTCGCACCTTCTAACATTGTTCTCTTAGGTGCATCTCTTACAACACCAGAAAGTTTTGATAGTGGTTCCATTAATGAAACACCTAACGCAGGTCCAACTGGATCTGTTAAGATATCTGTCATTGTTTCACCTTCATCTAATCGTTTAGCACCAATTGCTCCTTCATATAAACCTGTTATTAATGGAGTTCCAAAAGTTGTAAGCACTGGTCTTATCGCGCCGCTAATTCCGAGTGTAGATCTAACTCTACCTCTACCTAAATCTCTTGCAGCTTTGTAAGCTCCTGGTACTTCTTGTGCAGCAAAACCTAAAGATGTTCCTGCTGTAACTTTTAATGGATTATCTTTTACATATTCTAAGATTTGATTTTGGTCTGCTTTTTGATCTGTGTTTGCATTTACAATCGATCCCTGTGTAGCGTCATATTTAAGTGGTTCGCTAACCGTGGGTTGTTTTACTTGTGGTTCAATAATATTTCCTTGTGCATCTCTTTGCACTTCTGCTGCTTGAACAGCAGTTCCTCCAAATAATTTTGAAAAACTTTTTATTCCTGCAAAAGCTAATCCTCCTGTAGCAATTGTTGGAAAAAGTGATAACAATCTTGGTGCGTATCTTCCCATAAGACCTGTCATTTTTTTTATGACTGCTGGGTCTTGTGTAAGTTCAGCAATTTGTGGAATAGTTTTAATATCTCTAGGTACTTTAAAAGAATAACCTCTAGTATCAAAATTATCTAAAAATGCTTTTTTATATTCTGGATTAAAAGTATCAAAATTTGAAATTGAATTAATAGGACTATCTAATGTTGCTCTAAATAATTTAATTTTAGGAAATCCTTTTGGTGTATTTATATTTATTTGTTTTTCATAATTAGAAACTAACTTATTAAAATCTTGTAAAGCCTTATCAACCTTTATAGGATTTTTAGTTTTTATTGCTTTTTGTAATGCCTCTTCTTTAATAGATTTTTTTCTATCAAAAGAAGCTTTTCTTTTTTGATTAATATTTTTATTTATTATTTGTCCAAAAATTCCATAAGGAGTTGTTCCTCTTCTTATTGAAGAAGTAACACCTGCAGGTTCATCAATATTATAATCTCCGGTAAAAATATAATTAGGATTTTTTCTAATATTACTTTTTATTGTTTTAATACTTTTTTCACCTACACTTTTACCAATTACTAATTCATCTAATTCTCTTTGTGTTTTACTAGGTAAACTATCATAAATAATTTCTGCATTTTTTTTAAATTTTATAGGAATACCAGGTTTAGGATCTTTTCCGGAAAAAGCAGCAGCCAATTGAGTTAATCTTGTTGAAGGACTAATTTGTTTTCCTAATATTTTTCTTATTAAAGAAACGTCTTTTTTTAATTGATCAGAAGTTCTATTTGGATTTTTAAATATGTCTATAATTCTAGGATCTTTTGATAGTTTTAATAAATCTTCATTTAATTTTATTGATCTTTGTTGAGTTATAGGTTCTGGTGATTTACCCTCTCTTACTCTATCTTTTTCTGATTCAGTTAACTCGTTCCACGTTTTTCCATATCCTAATTTTTTTGCTATAGGATCAAACATTTGACTTCTTCTGTATGGAGTAATTGTATTTTTATTAACTTTACCTGTAAGAATTTGACTTCTTTGAAGAGATGTTAATTGATCTTCGGTTTTACCATACAAAAGCATAGGTAATTTTTTTTGTGCTTCTGTTAATTTAAATATAGGTCCTTTTTTTATTCCTTTTACAGGGTTTATAAATTTAAATTTTTTTTCTGGTAAACTATTTAAAACGTCAGATACAGTTCCCATTGAAGATGTTAATTTAAATTTTTCTGCAAGTTTTTTTCTTTCTATAGTTGAACCAACAGGAAGTTGTTTTAAATAAGATTCTAATTGTCTTTTTTTGCTGTTAACAAATCTATCCACTATCCCCTCCCTAGAGCGGATTTAATCTTTCCAATGATATGGCAAGCAGGTTCGAAGATAGCTCTGTAAATTCTGCCAAGCGTATCACGTTTTTTGCCTTTCATTATTTTAAACATATCAGCAGTTACGTGTCTGCCCATATGCTCTAGAACTTTTCTAACCGCTGTGTTTATTTTGCCTTCACCTTTTGCAATCTTAACTAATGGTAAGAATA